CCATGAAACCTTTACCACCCATAAGAACAACTTCCATTGAACCAGTATCAGTGTCCTTATCAAGAACATCACCGATAGTGCGCTCAATCTTATTAAGAGTCAGATACTCACCATAAGTATCGTAGTTGCTCTCACGACAAATCTGCATCATACCTGCAGTGTGGGGAATAGGCTGACCATTATCGGGGTCAATCAGAGTAACTTCACCATTTTCAGTTCTGTTGTACTCAGCAAGCCACAGTCTTTCTTCATCCATGATACGCATTTGAATATCATGCTGACGCTGCTCTTCATTAATCCAAAGATTAGTAGTACCACCACCCTTTGTCTTAAACTCGTAAGTAACAACAACGTTGCTAATATTACCAGCAATCTCCCAGCTATAACGATGATACTCAAGTTGAGATGTCATCTTACCAGGTCCCATAGTATTCATACGGTTACCCTTAGAATACGAAGCACTGATAGTAGGAGCAGTCATTGTCCAATACTTACCTGCAGCAAGGTTCTCAAGAGCTACAGAACTATTAGGATTAGGACTAGTAAGCTTAAGGCGATAAAGGAAACCACCATGAGGGCCTTCACCCATATCCTTCATAATACGAACTTGAGTAACACCATCAGGAGCCATCAAACCATATTGCTCAATCAGCCAATGAGTAGCAAACTCAACTTCAAACATTGCGCCACCCTTACCAGGACTCTCATTAGTAGTATCAAACCAAACAACGTAATCGTTATAACGAGAACGCCCCATAGTTTTCCAAGTCCATTGTTCAGTTGTAATATCAATTACACCTGCACTACCTTGACCTTCAGTAAGGAAAGTAAGAGGGAATCTATCATCATCCATACCATACGTATACGTAAGAGTATTATTAATCTCTTCAGGATGCGTAAGCGCAAGATGTGCAATAGTTTCCTCATTTGAATAACCACGGTCATCAAAATTACCGCGAGATACTTCTCTAAGTTTGTACATAATTTAAATAATACTTAAATGAATTTAATCAGTTTAACTTAAAAGAATTTCATCGGGGTTAACTTTGCTTTGTTTTGGCTTATTGACTTTAATTGTTCTAGCATTACGCTGTTGCTTAGATTTAACGACAAGTTTACGAACCTTTTCTTCATTAACTGCCATATTTACTAAATCTTTGTAACTACCACCAGTGAACATAAGCCACGCATCAAGAAGTTCTCTGTTAAGAGCTTCTTCATTAGATAGATTATCTAAATCCCTCTGATATCCTGTCATACGAGTTCCATCTTCTCCTTCTCTAGCTACTGCAACATAGTTGTAGAAATCGTTAGGAGTAAGAGTAACTTTCTGACCATTAATATTTTTAACGAAACTTTCAGGAAGTTTATAACCACCAATAACTCTCTTATTGATAGCATCATTAACACCCTCCCAATACTTTTGAATATCTGCTGCTTCTTGTTGACGAGCTGCTTCAGCTCTTTGTTCAATTTCTTGACGATAAGCTTGGTCTTTACCTACAAGGGCTTGTAGTTGATTTTTAGCTTCATCGTACAAAGCACCAGAGTCTTGAAGATACTTAATATAACTTTCATTAAGAGAAGCATTACCGAACTCCTGTGCAGCCATGCGAATAACAGCTTTAAGTTGTTCAGGATTATCCTTATCAAGCTGAATACCTGACCTATCAGGTATATCACCAAAGCCTCTAGGAGTTCCGGTAAGTTGAACATAATCAATAAATTGTTTAAGAAGAGGATTATCATTAAACAACTTATTAATAGTACCTTGTTGAATCTCGTTAGACTTTAAAGCAATAACAGATTCTACATAACTTCTAACACCAGCAGGAGTGTTATCAAAGTCCATAGGTTTACCACTTTCGTCAGTAACATCAATTCCAACAGCTTCTCTAATAGCATCAATAGACAGTTCACCATTTTCATCTGTATCAACAGTATTATTTTCATCAAGCCAAGACTGAACATCTTTTGCTTCTTTGAAAACATTACCTTCAGAATCTACAATGTCACCATTAGTTGCTACTGTATAAGTTTGACCATCAAACTCAATTTGAGTACCAGCTTCTAAACCTGATTCTTCGTTGGCATTATCCTTCTCACCTTCATTGGCATTATCCTCAGGTTTAGTATCAGGTGCTTCTTGACCTTGATTCTCATTACTTTTACCAGTTACATCTTCGGTGCCACCACCGTCTAAAGACGTAGTATCTTCTTGATTGGCAGGATTAGTATCAGCGTTAGCTGCTGGTTGAGTTCCAGCACCGCCTTCAAAATCAATATCAGTTCCTTCCATACTTATAAGTTTGTCTTTAATTTTATTACTATATTAGCTTTAGGTACTGCAAAGATACTACTTTTATCCATACTACCAAACTTTTTAACAATATTTTAATCATTATTTTCATGCCCTGCATTATTATTATAATGTATAATATAACTACTGTTAATATTTACCCTTAGAATAGGTCTAACACTCACTAATCATTATCTTTTATGGGGGAGATACCCAGTTAAAATTGAAAATTTGATACCTAGCGTTGCGCCTGCTGCATTTTAATATGTTAGTAATATAGTTAATCATCTAGCCATATAAATACGCCCATAAAAGAAATGTGATTATTATATAAAATAAGTAGTGACTACCTTTACGATAATCACTACTTAGATGAACACCTCCTCTCTTTAACCTTCATTATCGTTATCCCATAATTCTTCCCATCGTTTAGCCATTGCAGCATTTACAGAAGAATCTATTTCTTGCTTACTTGCGTTATTACTTATTGCACTCATGTGTTGAACACCGCTTTTCTATTTACATTGGGTGATATCGTTCATTGCCTTTAGCAAAAACATCTATACCTAACATTTTCATTAAATTAATATAATTTGTATCTCCTAAGTTGTTTCTATCGAAAGCATCACGTACAGAGTCTCCTAAACCAGGTATAGCATTTCCTATAAAATAATTTAGCCAATTTGCATTAGGATTACCATATTGCAAAAAATCCACAACAGTTTTTTTACCTTCATTACTTGTCATATAAGGCTCTGTAAATTCTCTTCTAACAGCACCGCTAGGTATAAATTCTCCAAGCATGTCAGTTTCACCATGAGCTTCTGCTATAGCTCTTGTTTTAGGATTAATGTAATACAATCCGTTAGCAACAGGATATACAAATCCTCTATCATTGGTTGATGAAACTGCTCCAGAAGTTGTATCAATAGTTCTATATCTAGGTATCGAATCTTTTAAAGTACGCTTTTGTTTAAGATTTGTATTAGAAGAGTTATCAACATAAGCATTATCTAATATAGCAGTAAGTTCATCATATGTTTTACCACCAAAAGGACCTCCTGCAGGCGTTCTAACAGGTTCAGCGTTACTTTCAGGTTTACGTCTCCCTATAGATTTACCTGTAAAATTTTGAATTCTATCTACAGCAACTTCATTATCAGAAATATCTATCCAATTTTTATTTCCTTTACGCTTAGTCAAAAGTTTACCGTCTTGAATTTTATAATCCCAAACACTATCGTGATTTCTAATAATACCATCATTTTTAGGTTTATTAGATTTCTTCTTTTTAGACTTGCTACTTCTAGTTCTTGTAGGAGCAGAAGTAGCTGCTACAGTATCATTATCAACCATTGTATACATAGGTTCACTAAAAGGACCCACTGGACTAATATATTGTCCGATAATACCTGAATTAACAGGTACTATTTCATCTAAATATCTTCTAACCATGATTCCACTTTTTAGCATTAATTGCAAATATTGCTCGTTTTCTTGTTAAAGAATTTGAACTATGTGATAATTCTTCAGCAGTTTTACCAGTTCTTCGCATAGTTTCTGTAAACTTACCTCTATTCTCAGGTTTAATATGAATACCTCCATATTTTAAGCTTCTTCTTCTTTTAGGCGTTACGGTAATTGTAGGAAGCCTATAGCTTCCATTCCAATAACTAAGTTCAGGTGTACCACCAGCATCTACATTCATACCTAAATAATCATCCGTATCATCAAGATGCCTTGCCGTATAAGGACTATGTACAAATACCCAAGGACCATCAGGATATTCAACCCAAGTTCCTCCAGGTGTAGTATTGTTAGAATATTTACTTTCAGTACTAAACGTAGGATGCGTAGGTAGCTTATAAGTATCAGGAAAATGAGTACCTAAGATAGCAGCATTCCATGCTACAGCAGGAGATTCTCTATATAATCCTTTATAATCATAAGTGCCTTCTCCTATGTCATCAGTGTTCCACTTACGTTGAAGCAATTTTTTAAAAGCATCATAACCAGGAGTACCATCTAATTCTCTTCTTCGTGGCATTGTTTATACCTATTTATTATATCTTTAACTTCTTGTTTTTGTTTCATTTCATCAATAGCTTGCTGAGACATTTCTGTAGGAATACCAAACATAAATCCTATAATAGCTGCTCCAAGCTCTTCAAACGAAGCTCCTTTATCTTCTGTCATTTGATGAAGTTCTTTCATAGCTTCTTCAAAAGACTTACCTTGTTCACCGTTCCAACACATAACATTATTTAATTATAAAAACAAAAATCATGGTCATCTCGTGTTATAGTAATAACACCTACAAAATGCCATTTATTAGTATTTGTTATATGATGCCAAACTTCTCTACTTGTTAGTTTAGCCTTATAACATTTTACACGTTTAAGACGCTTAACCCATATAACTTTTATAGATAAAACTTTATTACCATAACAAATAGCAAGACTACCTAAAACCTTTGTAAAACCGTAAAGTTTCATACTTACTTGTCATATTTATTTTTATTAGTTCTAGCTATCTTTAATTGGTTCTCCATTTGCTCACGTTTAACTTGTCTATCAGCTGCTTTATTATACATATCAGCATTAAACTTATTTTGTTCAAGAGCAAGTTTCTGACGAGCAAGTTGAGTCTTATTATCTTCAGCTAATTGTTGAAGTCGCATACGAGCTGCATCATTTTCAGCACCAACAGTATCTGAATGTTGCATAAGTGCCATATTGACATCAATGTTTTTAAGTTGCATCTCGTAATAATACTTAAGTTCTTCAGTCTTTCTATCTTCTTCGCCTTTAGCTTGAATTTCAGCAATCTTAGCTTGCAACTCTTCTTGTTTCAGCATTTGTTCTGCTTGCTGCATCTGGTCTTCATGCTGACGTTTCAACTCCATGAACTTGTTTACCAAGTCTTTTATTTGAGTTACATTGTCACCAGTAATAGCTGCAATAGCCATATCAAGGTCACCATTTTGTGCAGCACTAAATGCCCATTGTTTAAGTTGTTGAAGTTTTTCAATTTCTTTTTGGTCATTCTTAACCATACAAGCATAATCACCAAAAATAAAACTATCCACATCAAGACTAATATAACGTTGCTGATACTTATCATCAAAGAAAGAAGTCTGAAGTCCATCAATATATGCAAGTTTAGCAAAATCAATGTCACGTTGATAATCACGCTTACGCATTTCATCAAACATAGTGACGATGATAACACTACCCATAGATGAACGAGTAACAGCTTCTTGTGTTACAGCATTACCTGCAGATTGTGCAATCTCACCATAACGTTGCATATTCATATCAACCATCTCACGAGCTTCAAGTTTAACTTGCTCAATAAGATTAGTTAGCTGAGTAATGTAATCACCAAGACTAGCATTAAGCATACGAATATTAGCCATCTTCTGAGAATTGGCATCTTCAGAATCATCTACAAGAAGTACACCATCAGCTGCCATCTTATAGATTTTATCTTCAGTATCACTAGCAATAAGAGATTCAGGAAGAAGAAGTACTAACATCTTGTTCTTTGCAATTACCATTTCTCTATGATATGCAAAGATATTACGCATAATTTGATAAGGAGTGATGAGTTTAATAATACTAAATTTACCCATCAAAGGAAGAACTTCTTGAATACCATTATAAGGTAACTTACCATCTCTTTGGTAAGCAATAGGTCTAGCTTTAATAGGATATACACCATTATATCTTGTACCTATACGATATCCCTCATATACTTGAGGTTCATATGCCCACTCAATATTAATATCTCCAGCTTCTGGATTAAGTTGAT